TTGACGCGAAGTGGATGCACTTCTGGAACCGAGGTCAGAAGTGGTATCACTTCTGGCAGAACAGCCCGACTCCAGGCGCGACTGTCACGGCTGATGTTAGTAGCACCGCCGCGATCTCGTGCACGGTAGCCTCTGATGTAACAAGCGGCGCAGCCGTGTCGTGCACGGTTACGCGCGATGTTACTAGCACCGCGTCCATCAGCCAGGTAGCACAGAGCGACGTCACTAGCAGCGCAGCCCTTAGCACGACCGATACGCGCGACGTAACAAGTGACGCGGCGGTGTCCTGTGTCGTTGCGAGCGATGTTACAAGTGGCGCGGCGGTGTCGTGCACGGTTACAAGGGACGTCACTAGCGATGCCTCGATCGGATTCTTTGTAACACGAGACGCCACCAGCGATGCGGCGGTATCCACAACCGGCACGCGCGACGTCACTACGGACGCAGCCCTGAGCACCACCGACACCAGGGACGTGACGTCGGACGCCTCCCTGAGCACCGTCGACCAGGGACGTGACCTCGGGCGCAGCCCTGAGCACCACCGACACTAGAGACGTCAGCAGCGATGCCGCCATCCAGTGCCAGGTGGCAAGCGACGTCACGTCCGGCGCGGCTATCTCGTGCGCCGTCACAAGGGACGTCACCTCGGACGCGGCCCTGAGCACTACTGATACAAGGGACGTTACCAGCGATGCGTCCATCTCGGTTATCGCTACACCGCACCAGGACGTGACGACCGATGCCGCCATCGCCTGTCCGGTAGCCTCGGACGTGACCTCAGGTGCCGCTATTGCCGCCCAGGTGGCGGCGGACGTCACGACGTCGGCGGCTATCGCCTGTAGCGTCGCAAGCGACGTGACGTCAGGTGCGGCGGTCGCCTGTGTAGTGTCCACCGACGTCAATACCTCCGCCGCGATCTCGCGCATTGAGCAAAGCGACGTGGGCACATCGGGCGCGATCGCTACGACGGGCACCAGTAGCGTTACCAGCGATGCGGCGGTCAGCACGACCGACACGGTGGACGTGGGCACAACGGCGGCGGTGGCTTGCCAGGTTAGCTGGGACGTTGCCAGCGCCGCCTCCGTAGGCCTGGTTGTAGCCAGCGCGGTAAGCACAGGCGCGGCGGTGTCCGTGCAGGCCCAGGACGACGTTACGAGCGACGCGGCCCTGGCGGTACAGGCCGCGATCGACATACTAAGCTCGGCATCGATCAGCGTAGCCGGCACCGCGCTAGGCCTGGTTGAATCCTCCGGTCGGCTTGCCGCCCGTGTGGACTCCGGAGCACGCCTCGGCGTTGCCGTAGCGGCGGATGCGCGTAATGTGGGCTCCGTCAGCGGCATAGGCCGCACAGCAACCAGCATCGACGGCACAGGTAGGACAGCTACCTCAATCGAAAGCGAGGGGTTCCGTGGTTGATGCCGCTGACGAGCGACGTAGCGATGTACCCACTAGCAAGGCGCGGACGCCGGGCGAGGCGTACGTGCACCAGTTTACGATCACCGAGCTCCAGGCAGATGGCACGTTTACGCCGGCAGCGTCGTTTGCCTCGTACACCGAGTGGTCGTACTACGTGTTCCCATCACAGGGCACCGCCGGGCCGACGCCTGAGAGTCGCCTTGCCATGGCAAAGGCTGCGGTGGTCGATCCTTTGCGGTATACGCTTGCGCCGCCCGTTGCACAGGTGCAACTCCTTGAAGCCGATACAGAGGAAATACCGCCCGGCATGATGTGGTTCGAGCAATGGGTCAAATACCTTGACCACTGGACGCGCGTGGCGTATGGCACGATCCCATTTCAGGCGTAGCGAGGTAATGCTGTGACGCAGAATCCGACATCCGGTAAGCGCCCGGCGCGCCGGCGCGGCACGGGCACCGCACAGGCATCCGCGCCCGCTACGTCAATCAATGGCGCAATGATGTCGGTAGGCACACCGGGCCTGCGGCAGTTCAGCGGCTACGTCAACGACGAGTGGTTGCCGCAGCTACAGGGGCCGCGCGGTCGCCAGGTGTACCGCGAGATGATGGACACCGATCCCGTGATCGGCGGCTTCATGTTCGCGACTGAGATGCTGATCCGGCGCGTGCCATGGCGCGTCGAGGCGAGCGGCGATATGGCTGAGGCCCTTGAGGATCAGGTGTTCATCGAACAGGCGTTGCACGATATGGACACGTCGTTCGAGGATACGTTGTCGGAGATCATGTCGTTTCTCGGGTTTGGCTGGGAGGTCTCTGAGGTCAACCTGAAGCGTCGTATGGGGCCGCTTACCGATGATCCGCTGGCGCACAGCCGATTCGACGATGGTAAGATAGGTTGGCGCAACTGGTCGGGCCGCGCCCAGGAGACGTTGCTTCACTGGAACTTTGATGATGAGGGCAACGCCACCGACATGGTGCAGTTAGCACCGCCTGACTATCGCATCCGTACCATACCGCTCAGTAAGTGCCTTCATTTTCGAACAACGGTGCGCAAGTCGAACCCCGAGGGGCGATCGATCCTGCGCAATTCGTACGACTCGTACTACCGGAAGAAGTACATTCAGAACAGTGAAGGCATCGGCGTAGAGCGCGACCTTGCCGGACTCCCTATTGCAAAGGTACCGCCTGAACTCCTTGCAACGAACCCCACAGCCGCTAACGCGGCGATGCGCGACAACATCCTGCGCATTGTCACCAGCATTCGACGCGATGAGCAGGAGGGCCTCCTGTGGCCCTGGGAGCTTGACGCAAAAGGGAACCCGAAGTACGTCCTTGAGCTCTTGACTACGGGCGGCGCACGCCAGTTCGATACAGACAAAATCGTCGCCCGGTACGACCAGCGAATCGCGATGCCGATGCTTGCTGACTTCCTCCTGCTAGGCCATGAGGCCGTAGGCAGCAAGGCACTGTCAGGTGACAAGACGGAGATGTTCGCAACAGCCATCAGCGCATGGCTGGACATGATCGCTGAGACAATCAACCGCGTGATACCGAAGCTCCTGGCCCTCAACGGCAGGGACATTACACAGCCGCCCGTGCTGGTGCACGGCGATATCAACGCTACCGACCTTGACCTGCTCAGTAACTATGTCCTGCGCCTCAGCCAGGCGGGCATGCCGCTGTTCCCTGATGCGGAGCTCGAGGACTACCTCCGCCGCCAGGCCGACCTGCCCGAGTTGTCCCTTGATGCCATCAGCAAGGAAATGAACGAGGGCGCGGGCGGGCGAGCGCGCGCCAGCGCGCACGCGCGCGTGAAGGGGCAGCACGGAGGCATTACCGTGCATACGAACCTCGACGGGGCAACGATAGGCGACGTGCTCCGATTGCCGCCACAGTGAAGCCAGCGCGGCTACCTGCGGCACGCGCACCGCGCCGGCCTACCACGCCTGTGCGCGTGCACATGCCATCGTACCAGGACGTGCACCGCGTAGCCGACCAGCTACGCCCTTCTCTGCGAAGCGATCTCCTTGATGCGTTTGCCCGCGCCCGGCAACACCTGCCGCTACGCGATCTCCAGGACGCGCTTATCAACAAGCGTGTGCCTGACGATCTGGGCGCCATTGAGGCTATGCTACGGGCCGAGCTCACGCCTGTGCTTGACAAGGCGTACCGGGCAGCCATGGCGCGCACGGGCGGGCTAGCAACAGGTGCCGTCCATGGCGCGCGGGCCACGTCCGAGCCGGCCTCGTTCGTCGATGCACAGGTGAAGCAAGCGCACTCCATCGTGTGCCTTGTGCCGCCGCTTGAGCTTGCCGCCGCACTTGCGGTGCCCGGCGGAGAGGAGCCGCATGAGCTTCACGTATCGCTGGTGGTCATGGGGGATGAGCTTACCGAGGAACAGGCTGACCGCATCCGGCAGATCTTGCCGCGCCTGGCGCACAACACCGCGCCGCTCGTAGGTGAGATCAGCGGCACAGGGCGCTTCAGCGGGCCTGACCGCGACGTGTACTACGCTAGCCCGGACGTGCCTGGCCTCGCGGAGTTCAGACAGCGTGTGTGCGCCGCCCTGGACGCTAACGGCATCGACTACTTCCGCAGCCATGGGTTCACTCCACACATCACATTACGGTACATTGAGCACCGCGAGGACGCGCCAGGGGCACGGTTTGTGCCGATGCCTGTAGCCTTCGGCTCTGTGTGGTTCTGGCACAAAGGCATGGCGCACTCGCGCTACCCTTTTGCCGGGCAAACGATGATGTTTGCCGAGGGCGATCAGCCGTCCATCGTGGGGCACTTTGACATCAATAACGAGCGCGCCCAGGCATTCGTTGATCAGTATGCAGGCGATCTGGTCACAGGTATCACCGAGGACGTGCGCGCCGGCATCCGGGCCATCCTTGCCGGGTCGTTTGAGGGCGAGTACGACGTGCGCCGCACCGCAATGCTGATGTCGTCCATGGTAGGCCTCAATGACCGGCAGGCGGGCGCGGTAGCGCGCATGTACCAGGGCGGGCTCGCCATACCGGGCAATGCCGACAACGCGGCGCACGTAGCCCAGGACTACGCAGCGCGCCTGTTGCGGCAGCGCGCCGATACCATTGCCCGCACCGAGACGATCAGGGCCGCTAACGCCGGCGTGAACGAGGGGTTCGTACAGGCACAGGAGTCGGGGTTGTTGGGGCGCGGGGCTACAAAGGTGTGGATCGTCACGCCGGACGATAAGCTATGCGATGATTGCGAAGCCATGGACGGCGAGGAGGTGGGCCTTGACGAGGCGTTCAGCGATGGCGAGGACGCGCCGCCCGACCACCCCGATTGCCGCTGTGCGGTCGGCATTGGCGATACGGGGAGCTTCGAGTGAGCGCACAGGCTGAGTCGGTTATCGCTTCGCGGCCCGTGCGCCACACTGTGTACGGGTTCCATTGCGGCGGTAAGCTCAAGGATGGTAGGCCGTGTAAGAAGCTACTGGCATCACGGGTCACCGCACCGTGGACGCTTGATTGCCCACGGTGCGGCTACCGGAACGAGGCTGAGGACTAGGCCACCTCCTTTGTGCCATGGTAGGCATCGGCGCAGGCCTCGTCGCAAAACGGTGCGATGAGGCTTGTCTCGTCGTCGCGCACGTAGCGGTCGAAGAACGCACCGTCCACGTAGGCGATCAGGGCCTTGCACTGCGGGCACCGCACAGCGTTGCGCCTGTACTCAATCCACAGGTTGCGGACGTCGGCGTACAGTTCGTTCGTGTACGCCGTGTGCGCCTTGCCATGGTACTGATAGCGGAGGTGCGCGAGCTCGTGGGCGATCGTCTTCATCGTGTCGTCAAGGTAGCGGGGCATTTCGTTCCACAGGGTGCATGGCTTGTGCCGCTTTGACTCGTCAACGTGTCGTCCGCGAAACTCAATCTTGATGATGTGGGTGATTGTGTCGCACAGGCCCCAGGCACCGCCGCCGCGCCGCTTGTGTTCGAAGCCGGCTAGGCCGAGGCTCTCGCGCTCGCTGATGGCGAAGGCAACCGCCTTGCCGATCTCGAAGTTGTCACGATCATCGGGATGTGGCTCGGGGCTCATTGTGTGTGCCATGTCAGTTTACCGGCACCGCGACGATTGTTGAACCGCCCGAGGGGAAAAGCATTTCGCTCAGGACGGCGAAGTGATACCCTTCGGTTTCAAGGCGTTCGGCCTCGGCCTCGGCGACGACAATGTAGGTGCCGCCGATACTGATCACTGTGCCGCGCCCATCGCTGTCTACGAATTGAAGTGCTTCGCTCGCGCTACTGAATTGATCGCCCTGTACGGTTATCGTTGCCATGGTTTACCTCCTTACTTCCCGATGATGGAGCATGCGCGCGAAATGCGCAACCCCTCCTTACAATCTTTACCTTGCGCTTCCGTAAATGCCGTGCCTATGCTGACAGCGATCGGCGCGCCCGCGCGTCGAAGCCGCCGCCAGGCGGCACATAGTGGCCACAGTGCCCTCGCGACTCGAGGTGTCAAGTGGCCGAGGCCGACGAAACCCAGGACACAAAGGCGACAGCCGAGCCTAGCTCGAGCGACGTGCATGTCGACGCGCCCATGGGTAAGGCCGCAAAGCCGGTACCGCCCGAGGACGGCACGACCGATAATGGACAGGCCCAGCCGCCCGCACAGGATGCACCTCCGGGCGCTGTCAAGCGGGTGGCTAACCGCGCCGGCAACCGCCTCCTGGCCCTGTTGCGCAACGGCGGCAAACTGAGCGATGAAGAACTCCGTGACATTGCCCTGACCGCTACCGAGGCCGCACAGGTGCGCAGTATTGCGGTGCCATACACGTTCGCCGAGGACGGCAGCGTGCCTGAGTGGATTCCGTACATGCCGAAGCCGATGGACTACACGCACCCTCGCTGGGGCACGGTGAGTCTTACGGCTGAGCGGAACAAGCGGTTCGCTGAACAGTTCAACGAGGGCGTGTACCAGAAGCCGATCCCTGTCGATGGCGAGCACTTGACGAAACAGTCAGGCGCAAACGGCTGGATCAACGAGATGCGCTTCAACGACGACGGTAGCGTTGATGCGAAGGTAGCCTGGACACCGCGCGGCGAACAGATGATCAAGGATCAACTGTTCAAATTCGTCTCTCCTGAATGGTACGACGAGTGGCGCGATCCATTGAGCGGCAAAGTGTTCAGCGATATCGCCATCGGTGCGGCGCTTACGACGCGCCCATTCTTCAAGCCAAAGGCGCTACGTGCGCTGGCGGCTAGCGAGTATGGCGATTCGGAAGTACAGGAGGACGCGGACGCGCTCAGTGACGCGATCCTCGACATGGTCGTCGATGGCTTGACCGACGACGAGATTACGCAGCTTGTCAAGGACGCTTCCGGCTTCGCCCGGAACGCTCTTGCAGCGTATCAGCGGGCCATGGGGCCTGCGGCAATGCAGCCTGAAGGAGGCCTGGCAATGGCAGAGGAAACCACCACCACGAAGACCGACGGTGACGGTGGCAGCAAGGCTGCAACCGAAGGCGGCAATGGTGCCGGCACGGACACCACGAAGGCGACCGTCCAGACCGATCCGAAGCGCATGTCGGAAGACGAACTTCGCTCGTTTGCCGAGCGCCAGGTTCAGGAGAACCAGACGCTCAAGGCGGAGCTCGAGACCCAGCGCGCTGACTCGAAGAAAATGAGCGAGCGCCTGGCGATCGTCGAGCAGGAATCGCAGACGAAGAAGTTCACCGATGAGGTGATGGGCAAGTCGGACGCGAACGGTGAACGCTGGTACGGCGAACCCGAAAAGCACGTCGCCCACCTGACCGACCTGGCGAGGGCCTTTGGCGAGGGCAGCGATCAGGTGAAGTTCTACATTGAGACGGAGCGCGCACACGCGAAGCAGATGCGCGAAGCTGGCACCTTCAAGGTTGTCGGCAGCGCGGCTGACGGCACCGCCGGCGGCAGCGCCCTGTCGCAACTCGAGGCGAAGGCACGAGCGTTCACCGAAGCCGACCCGAAGATGACGAAGGAGCAGGCCATGGCCCGCGCCGCCGCCGAGAACCCCGCCTTGTATCGGGATTACGAACGGGAGCTCCGCAGCCGCTAGCGCGAAGTAGCGCCCTCAACCAACAACACAACTTCGCGAAAGTAAGGAGATCCGGACAATGGCAGCGTTTGAGCTTCCCCTGTTCCAGTACAGCTTCCAGGCCACCGCCTCGCTGGCCACGAAGCGTTTCTATGCGGTGAAGCAGGACACCGCCAATCCTGGCAACATCGTCATTGTTGCCGCCGCGACGGACAAGCCGGTCGGCCTGCTCCAGAACAACCCTGGCGCGGCGGCAGCGGGCACGGTGATGCTTTCCGGCATCAGCAAGTTCGTCGCGAAGGGCACGATCCACGTCGGCGACATTCTCGGCCTCGGCAGCGATGGCGATGGTCGCATCGCGAAAATCACGCCGGGCACCGACACGACGATCTACGTCCTGGGGCAGGCCATCCAGGAAGCCGCCGACAACGATGTTTGCGCCGGCCTGTTCAACTTCATGAACATCGGTCGGGCTGCCTAGCAGTCTCAGCCACGCCGGAGTTACCGGCACAAACTTGAACTAACTCCGGAGGAACGAGACAATGGCTGAACCCTCTCAGTTTGACGTACATGTAAACGCCATCCTGACCAACATCAGCGTGGCCTACATGCAGAACACGGCGAACTTCATCGCGCCGCGCGTGTTCCCAGTGGTGCCGGTACAGAAGCAGAGCGACCTGTACTTCAAGTACACGAAGAACGACTGGTTCCGTGACGAGGCGCAGATCCGCGCCGACGCCACGGAGAGCGCCGGCAGCGGCTACGGCCTGGGCACCGACTCGTACTTCTGTGACGTGTATGCGTTGCACAAGGACATCGGTGGGCAGACCATGGCGAACGCCGATGCGCCGCTCAACCTGGAGCGCGACGCAACCGAGTTCGTGACGCAGCGCCTCCAGCTTCGGCAGGAGATCCAGTGGGCAGCCGACTACTTCAAGACCGGCGTTTGGGGCACCAGCACCACGCCGGCCAACCTGTGGTCGGACTACTCGAACAGTGACCCGATCGGCGACATCGAAGTCGGCAAGACGACCGTCCTTCAGAACACGGGATTCATGCCGAACACGCTCACGATCGGCTACCAGGTGTTCACGGCACTGAAGAACCACCCCGACATCGTCGATCGGTACAAGTACACGTCCGCCGACGTGATCACCGAGGAGATGCTCGCAGCGCTGTTCGGCGTTGACCGCCTGCTCGTCGCACGCGGCATCAAGGCGACGAATGCACAGGGCCAGTCGGAGGCCTACAGCTTCATCCAGGGCAAGCACGCCCTCCTCACCTACAGCCCGGCGGCACCGAGCCTCCTGGCCCCAAGCGCCGGCTACACCTTCATGTGGCAGGGCGTGTCCGAGGGCCTCGGGCAGAACATCGGCGTGAAAAACATCCCGATGCCGCACCTCAACAATGCCCAGCGCATTGAGGGCCAGATCGCCTTCGACAACAAGGTAGTCGCGACCGACCTCGGTTACATGTTCGTGAGCGTCGTCAGCTAAAGACGGTAGCGGCCTACCGGAGCCGTGGCCCCTCGCCTTGCAACC